GTGGTCGTGCCAGCAGCGTATGTGAACAGCTTACCGCCCACCAACGGGTTACCGTTGGCGTCGAAGAACTGCATTACTGGACTGGGGGTAAGCGTAGTAGGCATGGTCGTGTTCCTGGTTACTTAGCAAGGGCGTTTTGGTTTTCAGACTGCGGCGCAAGGTTGTTAGTTGGTGCAGCAGCAGCCCGAGTTGCAGCAGCGCCTTTTGCGCCCCACGTTGATGGGTCGGTCAAGACTTTAAGCACTTTGCTGCGCTCGATTGCGGGCAACGTGTTGAGCAGTTCCAGCGAATTCTTGCCCGACAACGCCCCCTCACGCAACTTAGCAACGACTTTTTTGTCGAGCCTGCGTTCCAGTTCCGCAAATGTAACATTACCAAACGCAGCTTCGCGGCTCAACAAGTTAGGAAAACGCGGGAAAGTGCGCCCAACATCTTCAATAATTTCGGTCAGCCGCTCCTTGCCTTGAAGGGCTGCGGCTTCCATGCCCGCCGTACGCTCGATGTTTGCCGCCACCTTTTCCAGCGTAGGCATTTTGTTGCCCATCTCTTTAAAAATGTCGTAGCTGCCGGGGCCAAAAATGGCTTCCACTGCGTCTGGATTGTTGCCGCGCACAAGACGCACGTATTCCTGCGGCGATTCTTGGAACAGCTTGGCAGCTTGCGCGGCCATTGCTGTCTGGTCAATCGCTTGCCGCCCTTGCGAATACGTCTTGAGATAGTCGCGCCAGCCAGTGCCGCCCGCAGTCGTGATTGCGTCGTCAATCAATGGTCGCACTTCTTCCAAAACCTTGCGCGTCACTTTGGCGCTGATCTTGGGGTCTGTCTGGCCCATGATTTGCATGATGCGCTCGTTGATGCCTTCTTTGCGAAGGGTGTACAGATCGTGCGCGTCAATGACGCCGCCGCCTTTTTCTGTCAGATTGGCAATATCGTCCTTGACGGCTTGCAGCACCTTAGTGACGTTTGAGCTGGCGCGAAGGCCCGGCTGCGCCATTTTGGCGTCAAGAGCGCCGGTGATCGCACCAGCGTCCAGTGGCCGCAAACCATAATCTTCCAAGCTGCCGATCTGGCGTTCAATGAACCCGGCCTCATTACGGCGTTGTTTGGCAATATCAGCGAAAATGTCAGACGTTTGCTGCCACTCTTGTGCGCGGTCGCCTGCCGACAAAAAGCCGGGCTTACCTTTGGCTGCAATGGCGGCTTGTTGCGCGGCTTCTGTAGCGGGTGAAATGGTGGCTTGGCCCGGCAACGGTTGACCGACAGGAATACCGCCGCGCAAAGCATTGACCATACTGGCTTGCCGTTGCTGCGCTTGAGGCGCAAGGCGGTTAATAGTTTGCGCTGCCTGATTGGCTGCTTGCAACTCTACGTTGCGCATATCCGCAGTCAACTGGTTGAGGCGCTGGATCGATTGGTCGTAGATGGCGCGGGCTTCGGTAGCGTTTGCCGACTGAGCACTGCGCTGCAAATCAGCAAGATCAGCCGCCGCCTGCTGCTTGAGCTTCATCGACATATCGTCGGTGCGGCTTGAGAACTTGTACAGCGCTTGCAGCGCATCGTTCTGAATACCGGATGTGGCTTGCGCGGCGGTCAGATCGTCCGGTGCAGCGGCAAGCGCAGCGCGGATTGCACCAATACGATCACCTGCCACTTCGCGGGTAATCTTGCCCGCCTTAACATTGGCAAGTTGACCGCTAAACGCATCTTTAAGGAAACCCGCGCTCTTGGCAAGAGCATTAACAATAGGAGGTGCTACTGCAGCCACCGTACCACCAACCAACGCGCCTGTTTCTGCTTCTGCGGGGTTGATCAGCGCAGCCGTAGCGCCGCCTGTTACCGCACCGCCTGCGGCGCGTGTAGCCAAATTGCTTTTAGAAAAACCACCGGTGCGGATTGACTGCGCCAGTGGCGCGGCGGCTGGGATTGCTCTTAAAGGCGCGGCAAGCGCCATGCCCACAGGGCCAGTACCCAACACCTCGCCGCCCAATTCACCAGCGCCAGTCAAAAGGGGAAACTCACGCTTAAAAGGCGCAACTGTAGCTTGTGATTCAGCGCGGCGGCGAATGGCGTCTTGCACCAGCGCGCGGCCAACGTCTGTCGCCCCCAGCGATTCCAGCCCTTTGCCCAACAGTTCTTGACCGCCCAGCACCACATTTCCGCCGCCGCTGATCACGCCTTGTGAAACAGCTTCGATGGGTGCGCCAATCGTTTCAAAAAACCCACGTTGTTTGCGTGGGCCTGGAATGCCAGCCGACGCAGGAGCGGTATTTGAAGCGGCTCGTAGATACGCGTCTGGGTCAAACGCGGGCGGTGCTCCGCGCGTGTTAGGCGTTTTGGAAAGGTATGCGTCGGGATCAAAAGCCATTATCGCACTCCCAGCCGTTGTTTAATTTGCGCTGATCGGGGATCGTTAGGGTTGCTGTTTGCCCAGTTAAGGGCTTCTTGGTCTTGCGGCGCTAACTTAGGTGTTGCTGCTGGCGCATTGTCGCCGCCACCTTTTTTAGCGCTGTATTTACCGCCGCTGGCAATGAACTTTTCCATGTTGTCCAAAATACTGCGGTTAGCTTCAATCGACCGTGTTGGGTCGGTAAGCGCTTCAAGCCAAGACTTGAATTCGACGTTGGAGTTAAGCTGCTGTGCAGACATGCCTGTAGCGTTCTTGATAGCGTTAAGCATTTGGTTGCGCGCGCTTGCAATAACATCGCGCTGCGTTTGCTCTTTAGTACCTGCAACTCGACCTGCAACTTGCCCCACTCCAGTGCTGGCAACATACGCAATTGCGTTGGACAACGCGCCGCGCTGATCGCTTGGCACTGCGCGCAACCGATCCAATTCGTCGTAAGACGCGCGCAGCGTGTCAAGAATGTCACGGGCTTGGGTTGCCCCTTCTTCTTTCTTTTGCTCGGCGGCGGCGATTGCCGGTGCTTTACCTGTGGTTCCAATAACGCCGGGCGATCCAACACCACCACCACGATAAGACCGCGCATCAATCGTAATCATCTGCGAGGGATTGGTCGGGTCTTGGATTTGCGTAATGGTTGGTGCAGGGGCTTGCGCGGGTTGTGCAGGAGGGCGCCCAGCTTCTTTAATCCTACGCTCGTAGTCAAAAATAGTGCCGGTAAAGCCTTGTGCTTTGGCAGCATTAAAGTTTCGGATCAAATCCGTGTCTTGACGCTCTGGTGCAGTAAACACGGCCCTGCCACCTTGCACCAAAGCGCTGCCAGGCGCGACCACTTGCGGTTTGTTCATTTCCATGAACTTCTCTGCGCCAAGTTGTGCTTTTTGCACAAACTGAGCAAATGTCTGAGGATTTTGTGCGGCTTCAAGAATTTGCCGACGACCCATTTCTTCAGTAACCCCAAGTGCAACAAGACGCTTGTTAATAATTGGGTCCCTGTGCGTAGCGTCATGAACCATTAGCGCTTCTTCGGGTGTGCGAACATTTCCCCAAGAATTGCGAATTTGCTTCATAGAATTGTCAAACAACTCATTTTCTGTTTTTTGCCTTGCCAACGGTTGAGCAGCAATTTCGCCTTCAGTTTTTTGCTGAGTAAGTTTTTGCGTTCTGCGATCTTCCGCAGCCTTAACAAAAGCAGAGTACCCAGCAATGTCGCCTGATTTCAACAACGCATTTGCAACGGCTGTTTCGTCCGATCCGGCTTGAGCAAGCGCGTTTGCTCTAGCAATATCACGCGCTTCCCCTCGTTGCGCTGCGCCAAGTTGGTACTGCGCCAAGGCGTTTTGATTTTGAGCGCTTTGAAGGGCGGCAATTTTGCCGTATTGCGCCAACGGATCGGCCAACTCGACAGGTCGAATGCTAAGTGCAATGTTTGGATTTACGAGTGCCATGTTGCGTCCTTATCCAGCAAGATATTGATCAAACGACGCGCCCAGTGGCTGTTGTCCGTATTGTGGACCCATCGAAGTACCGCCGCCATAAGACGGATACATTCGGTTCAACATTTGACCTTGCATGTACATATTGGCGCCGCCTGACAATGCACTAGTCAGCGCGTTTGCTTGACCTGCATAACCAGATGCGCGGGCTTGACCCGCTGCGCCGATTGCACTACCCATACCTGTTGCGTAAGCCTGACCGGCTTGGCCCAACGCGTTGACCGAAGTCTGACCCACGCCCGCCAACGACTGCAACGGTCCCAAGCGGGCTTGGCGCTCGGCTTGGTAACGGTTAAAAGCGTTCTGGTATTCCTGTGAGGCAAGACCTTGGCCAAACTGCTGCAAGGCGCCGCCAGTGTTACCGCTGAGCAGACCACCACGGGCCGCAGCGCTGCGCTCTAGCGCCTTCTGACCTTGTTGAAATCGGAAACCGTAACCGGGGTCAGCTTGAAACTGCGCCATACCAAACGGCGTGTATTCGGACGCAGCTTCCAGCTTGTTTAGCGCGCGCTCACCAGCTTGACGCCACGGTGCTTGTAATTCAACCTGACGCTCAAATTGTTGTTGTTGAAGCTCGGCAGCGCGGTCTGCTGCGGCGGCTTGCGTTTCAGCTGCACGGCCTGCGCCGCGAGATGCAATAGAACCGCCAATAATTGCGGCTCCACCACCGATAAGGGCTGCGGCGATAAAACTCATGATTTCACCTCGATCTGTAAATTTTTGACCTTGTTGCCGATAGTAAACAGCGAAGTGGGGTCGTCTTCAACTAGTTCGGATTCTACCGCTTCAACCGTATCTGATTCAACTCTGTGGAACGTCATGCAAAGCGCGTCTGTTTCGGCGTATACCGCACGTTTGGTTCCTGGTTTGCTGCACAGCAGCATTGGCCCGGTAATAGTTTGCACTCCGTTGTCAGTGGTTACGGTAACAGTGCCAGACACGATCATGTAGAAATGTTCTTTTTTGTGAACTTTTCCTACAATCAAACAACCCGCTGGACGCCACACTTGACGGCAATACATGCCACCATGAAACACATGTTCCGTGGGTGGCTCGTACTGAGGGTGTTTAACCATCTCGGCTTGCAAAGCGTCTATGCTTTGGATCAAGTTACTAGGTGCAAACCCTTTGCCATATGTGACTTGCATAGTTACCTCGAAATCGCCGTGATGGTGGGCGTGCCCGAATACGTGATGGTCAAGGCGTCGCCAGGCGACAAACCGAACATGCCGTAGTATGAACCAGTGTTGTACTTTGTACCAGCGCCGCGCTGGAATTCGACCTTGATGACGCCGCCGCCGCTGATCATGATGTCGATGGGGCGCTGCGTTGTGTTTCCATACACCAAAGGCGACCCGCTCAACACCACTGGCGTTGGATTGCTGGGCGGGTTAAACGTTGCTGCGGAGCTTACCGACAAAAAATACCGATACCAATCACGCGCCATCAACCCCGTGCGCTGGTCAAAGAACGCAACTCGGTTTGATGGAATGTTGGGGTTAAGCATTTGTCGGCGTCACAATCAGTTCAGCGCCCATGATGGCAATCTTGACCGGATCGGTGCCCGACACTTCGTACACCCGGTCGCGCAACTTCATGGTCATACCAAGACGACGCCAGATCACTCGTTTACCTGTTGCGCCAATTCCGCCAAGTGATTTGGCATGGTAGTTACTCCAAGTATGGCCACCGTCATCCGACCAACGCAGCAATACTTGAGGATCAACCCCAACGTCCAAAATTTGAATGGAATTGGACCCTGCTACCGCAATGCTGGCAATCGCAATATTGGCAATTGCTGAATTATTGGAGGGGGGATAGATAATCCCGTTCAAGCCAACACCGGACTCCACATCAAGCTGCATAGAGTGCTGCGCTGTGCGCTTGAGGTTGTTTTGCCCTGTAGGCAGCGCACGCCAAGAGCGAATCCATTTTTGAATGTTGCCGTTGTCCGAATACACATCCAAATCAAAAGCGTAAATGTTGCTGTTCTCAAAGTCGCCCACCAACACTTCGCCGTTGAACACGGCGCGGCAGTTTGAACGGTGGCGAATGAACTCATCGTCGGCCCAGCTACCACGCTCATGCCACGCCTGTGTAGATGCGTCGTACACCCAGGTGGCATTCGCCGATGGGAATGTGAGCACGTAGAAGGAATGGCCTTCTTGCTGGTAAGTGTAGGCGATGGCGTCGGAGATGTCGGCATACTGCGCAATGGCGTACTCAATTGCGTGCGTTGACACACGCACACCGGTGTAGCCGTTGGCCCGGTAGACAACGCCCTTACCACGGGCGTCTGCGCCTAACCAGAACAACGAATTGTCCAGTTTGGCTACCGAATATGTGGCAGCGCAGCCAAGCTCGTTAAACGCGCCTGTGATGCGCTGGAAAGGCACGCCTGGTGGTGGCAGCCCTGCGTCGTACCAAACCTCGACAGAGTTGCCGCCAAATATCCACAGTTCATTGTGATCGGCGATCAACGACACAATGCCGTCTGGCGAACCTTCGGCGTTGGCGACGCTGGTGCCCTCCAGCGTAGTGCCATCATAGGACTCAGTGACCCAATACCGCTGCGAGTTGGGTTCGTTGAAAATAAAGTAGCCGTTGATGAACGTGACCGTCTGCGCCCGTGGAAAAGTTGAATTTTGGACGTAGGTGTTATCAATCGAGTTGTAGACAAAGCTGGGGCCGTTGTTGGCCACAAACAACTGCGTGCCGTTGAACGCCATTGACACAGGACCAGAGTTTGGGCCTACGTCGCCAATCAGCGTGGCTACGTAGGTCTGGCTGACTTTGTACAGCTTGGAGCCTGACACAACGTACAGCCACTGGCCGGATTCCAGCATCCCGCGAATGGGACCAGTGCCCACCGTTGTCACCAAACTCAACCCTGGCGCTCGGTTCAGAAACGCCGGTTCTTTGCCGCCCTCGGGAACAATCTCGGGGAACAAGTTGACCATGCGGCTGTCCGCAGCGTTGGTGCTGCGGGCAACGTACGAGCTGCCAAGGATCGGCGTTTTCATCAGTAGTTACCGGCGTAGATGTTGAAGCGCTGGCGTGTCGCCACGATGGCGTACGGCATCGACATCACATCGTCAGGGTTGTTGATGCGCTTGAGATCGCGCTTGCTGGTCATGGCGATGCGCTGCACCTGCTGTGATGGCTCGATGCCAAACTCAGGGGCCATCTCCATCGCCAGGTTGTACGTGAACGCACGCAAGTAACCAGGCGGGTAATACAGCACAGTTGCTAAATTAGCCGGAATGTCAAGTTTTTGCACAGACACAAAATGCCACTCCAAGTCCCGTGTGGGGCGTGGGTAGATAAACATTTCAATGTCTGGAAACGTGTTGTTGACGAAGATCACCTGCGGGTACGTCGAGGTCACGGTCTTGACCGCAATGCCGTTGTACTGCTGCTGGTTGATGAATTTGATGCCGAACGACACGTTGGTGCCGGGGTCGCGGTAATAGGTGGCGTCGTCCAGCAGCACGGGGCGCAGGCCAACAAAGTCGCCAGTGGGGCCAAGCGTGCGGGAGATGAGGCCAGCAGGCCAAGTGAACACTTGATCTTGGGTGCAGAACACAGACAGACGTTCTGTGTTCCAGCTGTCGATCATTTGGTTCATCGCCATCAAGGCGTCTTGGGCTGTTTCGGCTGATGGCACTTCGCCTTCTGCGAGTACACCTAGCAATCGCAGTGCCCTGTTGATTTGATCGCCAGCGGTGTACGTTGCCATGTCAGACTCCTTCGGTTTCAGCCTTACGGGTGTATTTGCGCTTTACCACAAGCGTGTTAGCCGCTTCTTCAGGCTCTGAAGGCGTGTCAGGATTGTAGCGTACCCAGCCATTATTTTCATCAAACTCAGCCTCGGCCTCCATTGATGCAATTTTTCGGCCGTGAACGGGATGTTGGAGGTAAATTTGCATGTTAGGAAACGGGGTCCGAAGACCCCGTTTGGTTTACGCAACGTGGAAGTTAAGACGGTAGACGGGGAACGTCACCGTGTTGGCAAGCGTGCCGGTTGCGGCGGCACGAATACGCAGACGATCACCGGCAGCGACCACCAAATTGGCAGCAGTACCGTTGAGAGACAGCGCGCGTGCAGCGTTAGCCGTCAGCGCAGTTCCGCCGGTAGTCTTGGTCGTATTGGCATCGGTAGCCGCCAGCATAGCGGCGCTGCCAGAACCCGTAGTCCCAAGATTGGTAACGGAAAACGTGATGTAGTTGGTATCGCTTGCAGCCAGCGCGTCCACACCCGAAAACACAGCAGAAGTCAGCACCCCCGCCGCAGGGGCGATGATGAAAACGTCGCTGTTGCCGGTAGTGGCAATAGTCGCGCCTTGTTGAGACGCGGTAAGACCGCTGGCGATGTTGGACAAAACCTTCGACGTGCTGTCGATGATTGCGCCCGAAATCGTTGTGCCGGAGGTCAGTTCAGGGTCGCTAAACGCGACGCCTACAGGCTTGGTATTAGGCATAATAATTCCTTAAAAAACAGGGGCCGAAACCCCCGTTTAGGTTTAGGCCACGCGGTACAGAGTCCAAGTCGTGTCGCTGGTTTTACGAGCGACAAACGAGGCCGAAGTACCATCATTGATGGTCAGCGAACCAACAATCGTCCAGCCGGTGCCAGTGCCAGCGGCCATCGTGATGTCGCCGGTCGAAGTACCGATGTTGACCACCACCCAGTTAAAGGTGCTGCCAACTTTGGCACTGGAAACCAGATCGTTAATACCAACGGTAGCGCCCGACGTAACCACGATGGGCATCGTGTAAGTCGTAGCAGTAGTGCCAGGATTAGCGATCAGAATACCGCCAGTTACTTCAGCAGCCGTCAGGGTGACAGTGGAAGTGCCAGTTTCAGATGCGGGGACCGGCAAGTAGCCGATGACGGGTTCGTTGAGGTTGCCGTCACCTACTTGGTAACCGCCTGCGCCGTTTGGGAGTGCCATGATAATTTCCTTTCAAGATTGAGATGTGAGAAAGGGGGCCGAAGCCCCCGTTTCGGTTTAGCCCCAGATACGGCAAGCCATCTGTGGACGGATGGTGTTGAAGCCGTACAGAACGTCAATACGGCAAGGCAGACGGTCGTTGTTGATGTCGTACTGACGAACAACGCGCAGGCTGATACCGTTGTGAACGGCACGAGCAGCCATGTCAACACCTTGTGGCAGCAACAAGTCAGCTGTTGCGAAAGTGATGGCATCCTTGTGGTACACCAAGTTCTGAGCGTAGGCAGTAGAAGCAGCGCCCACGAAGGTCACAGCTTTGTTGTTGCCAGGCAAAGCGTTCACGGTAGCCAGAGCGTGAGCAGCCGAGTAGATCGGAGCAACAGTCACTGTCCATGTACCGGCAACAGCAGTGGAGTCAGCCAAAGCCACGAACTGGAACAAAGAACCAGTGGTTTCGCGAGTCTGTGGGTTGACAGCAAAGCAGTCAGCGATTGTGAACACGTCACCAGCCTTGATGGTGGTAGTCACAGAACCTTGAGACAAGCTCAAAGTTGCAGCGCCTTCCGAAGTCACGGCAGCGGCGGTCACAGTGGCGGCAGATGCGTCACGCGAGCCAGTGGTGTGTTGCTTGATCGACTGAGACATGTTGATCTCGTCGAAGCCCAACACGCCAGTGCCCATCATGCCGTTCTTGAACTGCTTGCTGATGGTGTCGGTGGGGTTGAACAAACCTTTCATGCCTTCAACCAGACCAGCGTTGGCGGCAGGGTTGACGGTGGCGTAACGTGGGGACATCACAGCAGCGTTCTCGTTCAGTTTCTGCTGGGCTTGCAACAGCACCAAAGAAGTCGAAGGAGTGGTACCAGGTGTGCCCACGGTGTTGCCGATGGTTTTGTATGCGTTAGCAACGTCAGCGTCGATGCTGGAGGCCAGCTGGCTGATACGAGGCTTCAACACACGCTCTGCGAAGTCGTCCAACTGCATGGTCAATTCAGCAGATGTGAAGTTCACACCGATGTGCTTTTGGCTGGCAACGGTCAAAGTGGTGAACTGTTCGTTGTCGTCCTGAACTTGCAGGGCGGCGCCGTCGGTCACCAGAGCGCGGTCGGGCAAACGGATACGCAGTGTAGAGCCGATCTTGGCACCTTCGACAGCGAAGCTGTCGTCGTACTGACGGTTTACGTTGCGGGTCAATACAAGGTTGTTCTCCAGAATTTCCAGAGCCTTGCGGGTGATCATGTCGATCGTGAGGATACTGTTAGACATTTCAAAAGTCCTTTCAAAGTTTTAGCGGGTCATTTGCGCTTGCAGCTTCTTTATCTGCCTTGCACGTTCGGCTTCAATCCACTGCGAGTCCGTCATGGTCTTGGTAGACCGTGGGTCTGTAGTGTCATAAGCCGGTGCTCCAGAGGAGCGTGCGGTGACAGGTGAAATCGGCGCTGGCGCAGACGTGGTTCGTTTTACGGGAGGTTCTGCGGCCAGTTTGGCCTCGATCTTCCCGATTTCCTTCGCCTGACCGAGTGGCGTCATGCGTGAGATGCGATCTGCTTCTTTTGGATTGGAGCCAAGGTAGTACGCTAACTCAGGCCCAATGTCCGAAGACTGGATCGTTTCAGCCATCACGTTGGTGATTGGCAGCTTGGGGTTGTAGGCGACTTGTTCAAAGTCATCGTACTTGTCCCGCGCAGCTTCTTCACGCTCTTGATAGCTTTCGAGAACGGCAGATTGCTGTTTGGCGGCTTCGCGTTTGGCAATCAGTTCTTCGGCTTTCTGGAGGGCCAGTGCTTCCGCATAGGCTTCAGGAGACTCGAACTGATCAACGCTGGCCGTTGGCGCAGCTCTTAACGTCTGTTGTTCAGACTGACGTTGTGCTTGTTCTCTTTCCCACTTACGTTGCTCTCTTGCGAGGCGCTTGCCGATCATCGCGTCGATTTCAGCTTGGGAGTATCTTTTCTCCTCGGCTTGTTCGGGTTGATTCTCAGCGACTTCCGGCGTACTTTCAACAACTTCAGGTGTGGCCGTCACATCCGTGGTTGGCGCGGAGTCTACTTCCGCTAGGGCTTGGACTTCTTCAGTCATGTGTTTACTCGTTAGAGTCTCGGTCTACTGGGCCGATACAGTTTGTGGCATTCTACTGCCAATTAAAACATGCGCAAGGGTGGCGGCACCAATACGACAGGCGGCGCCCAAGGCATTCCGGCAGCAGTCTTAGGTGCTTTCATTTCTTTGATCTGGTTGAGCATTTCCAACTGCAACTGGGCAATCTTGGCGTCGCCCAAATCGGCCTCAACCCACTTGATGACATCGGCTTCGGTAAGGCTCTCGTAAGGCACAAAACTGATGCCGTCAGTCTTGTCAAACTTGACCGTACCAAACCGGGATGCTGTGTATTCGCCGTCAACCATTTCCATTTTCCAGTTAACAACAATGACAAAGCCATCTTCGGTCAACCGATTCATTTGTGTAATTTTCATAGTAAGCCCCAAAACAAAAATGGTGTGACAGTAAAAGGATTTTGCAATTTACTGAGCCGATACAGTTGCATATGTTACGTTAAAATTAACTATTTTGAAAACGCTTGCAGTTCTGCGTTAATCAGGCGTTGAGGCCATGCGCGGATAGTGCGAAGCCATCCATTCATAAAATCAACACCATCGCCACCGATCTGCATTTGGTTAATTCCTGTTGGATATACACCAGACAACTGACTTACCGGCGTTGCTGCGTTTACGCTAATTCCGTAGTCTGTGGACTTGGCGGCTCCACCAGCTTTGTAAATTGTTCCGGCTGCGCGTGTGGCCCCATTTAGCTGCACAGTAAACGCTAAACCTGCGTACACAGCAAGTTCAAGGGTTGTGCCATTGCCACGAATACGCACGCTGTCTGTATTTGGAACACCTGCGTCCAGACTGACCATTGGGTTAAAACCAGACGCAATCTTAAAAGAGCCTTCGGCAACAATCCCATTTTGAGAAGCTGTTAAGACACTGCTAAAATTTGTGCCGGTCATTACCGCAGAGTCAGCGTTGCGAACAACGGTTGTTGTGGTAGTTGGGATGTAGCTTGTCTCAAGCACCCCAAGTTCTATTTGAGCACCCCATAAGCTGAGTCCGTTGTTGACATCACCAAGATAACTAACCGTGCCGTTTGCGGAAGCCAAGTAAATAACAATCAAACCTGTTGTAGCAGACGCGACGCCTTGGATTGAGCATCGGTACCAACCATTACCGGCGTTTTCAATTCGTGCGTTAGGGCTTCCGGCTACTAGGTTTCCAAGAACGCCAGTTGCCACGTTAAAGTATTGACCCGGATTGCTGGTAAACCCTGTGGAAAGCTGCATTGCGATCCAGCTTCTTTCCGCAGCCTTCACGTAAACGCTAAAACGATACGTTTGACCGATGGTCAAAGGGATTGAAGACTGAACTACTTGATGAGTACCACTGGTTGCGGTTTCAACAAGCCTATCTGCATTTGTCGTTCCATCTGGAGATGTTGCACCAACAGCGATAGTCACACGTGTCGGCGCCCAAGTTGTGCCAAAGTTCTGCGATTGCAGAGCCAAGTTCGTCGCCGAGGCTTCGCATAGCAATCCTTTGATTGCGAGCGTCACAGGGTTATAATCGAATCTGGGTGTGTTGGCTGCAACTGTTTCAATGTTCCCGCTAGCGTTTACGCGAGTAGCTGTTGCATCAGCGCGAGTAAACGTGATACGGGGGTCAAGAGTCGCGCCCATAAAGTCCAGCGTCAGAGAGGGTAATACCCTTTCTGTTGCTGTTGCGCCGTAAGCCGGTGTAATCATGAGCGTGCCTTACTGGACGATGTTGTATGAAAAGATTTCTGTACCAGCGGCTGCGGTACCGTCTGCGGTAAACACCCTAAAATTTGGTTGAGTTATGGTTACATACAACGCTTTTGAACTACCCATCAATGTAGCGGCAGCGGCGTTAATTGGCTGTAAAAACACCTTGGCGTAAACTCGTGTACCCCCGTGGGTAACGATAAGATTGTTTGCGGCTGGCATTGTAAATGTGCCCTGCAAAGGGGCTACAGTGCATTGATTGCCAGAGTACGTGCTGTCTGTTGAATATCCAGAATCAAGAATTGCAGCAGCGCTGGCGCTAAAATTGTTTGTAACAAAATTAGCTGCACAGGTGCTGGATTGTATGACCATTACGTTTGTAATGTCATTCATCAAGTTTCCAGAAACAGCAGATTCTTCAACATGATTAATCAACACGCCGTTAACGCTGTGCGCAATGTGATTATCATTGATGGCTACGTTTTTGATTTTATACGCTGCGGTGCCTTTTATGTTTATGGCAGCCCCCGAGCCATTTGTAAACGTATCAATAAAGTTTCCGTTTACCAAAATGTTTTCGGCTGCACTTTGCGACACGGTGACTTGAATGCCGCCAATACCTAGGCTATACCCCATCGTTGCGTCAAAAGATATTGTGTTATTGGTTATCGTAGTTCCAGATAATGTTCCCACATAACCGGCTTGTTCAAACGCGACAACGCCAAGTTGACCACAACGAAGAAATGTGTTGTTGGAAATTACGTTTCCTTTGCTGCTAAGGCAAGTCACACCCGCAGCGCAAAAATCCGAATAATTGCCAATGCAAAGATTGTAATCTCCGTCAAAACGATATACTGAAGTCAAAGTACCTTTAAAACCGGTCCCTACAATTGTATTAGGATTGCCAATAACTTGATTATTTGAGATAACATTCTCATTACCAACGCAGTAGATTAGCTTCTCATATGGATGAATACATACGTTGCTGTCGATAATTGATTGGCTTGTCCCATTGAAAAAGATGGTATTTACATACATGCCGCCGCTTGAGTCGGGCGTAAACGTGTTATTGCTAATGTTGTGCCCGCTACCTTGATAGCCGCGAATTGCAAAATATGCAGTGTCTGTGTAAGTTGTCGGACCCCCGGTAAAAGTGTTCCCTACAATTTTGGCACCAGTGCAGTTGTACAAGATAACGCCCACTTTAGGCGGGGTGTCAACAATGCACCCCTCCATAGTAAAGTTATCTCCGCTAACATAAACCAAACCGGGAAATGTTTGATCAGTTCCTGTATTTACAGAGTTGGTCGTACCATCGCCCATGAGCTTGCCACCGCGCCCGCTGAACGTCACGTTGTCAGCAGTCACATTAAAAATGTACGGTGGGTTTGCTTGAATTGCACTAAAGTTGGCTTTAACATCACCATTAAATACCACTTGCATTCGCTTATTAATTTCAATTGCTGCCGACAATCCCCCGGCAGTATTAATTAAATAAAATGACACGTCCGCAGGTATCAGCAAAGTTCCACCAACGGGAGTGGCAGCAACTGCTGCTTTAAATGCCGCTAAGTTAACCGCCGCCGACGCAGATGATGAAGCGCCGTATACTTTGACGTTTACGGCGTTGCCATATGTCATAGTATTTACATCATTGAGCCAGCTAGCCTCAATAACGGTTACGTTGGGTATAAAATTTGTTGACGACATGTGTTTTCCTTAACGCCTAGTTAAACGCCTAGATTTCCTGCCGCAACAAACGTATTTGCCACTGGCGCAATTAAAGAAATCACTGCGTATTGACCCATAGTGCTAAATAGGCTGGAGTATGAAACTAGCGTCTGTCCCCCGGCTGCCACAGTAACTTTACCCGCACCGCCTTGAACAATAGTGCAATTAAAACCTACGCCAAGGCCTGCGGCGCACGTAATCGTGGTTGCGGCCCCGTTGGTGCAATAGATAATTTTGCCGTTATCGGTAGCAGACAAAGTACGTGAAGTAGTTGATTCCGTAATTACTACGCCAGTGAGAATTTGGCTAACGGTAACTTTTTTGGTCGCGCTTGATTGAACTGCCGGTAACTCTTCAGTCAACGCAAGTGGTGTCGTTACCGCAGGTAGTTGGGAAATTTTTGCGTCGGCCATAATGTTACTCCAAAAGAATTAAGCCGCCATCCTCTTGAACGAGGTTATCGCCGACTTCAGTAAGAAGGTTGCCTTGCACTGTGGCAGTGGCGTACCCAGACAAAAACGAAATAATAGAGCCAAGCCCTATGGCAACACCGTTGCGAATGGGGATGCCAAAGTAGCTCATTGGGTGTTGATCGGTTTGCAGTAGATCGTGCCGCCAGTAGACACCTGGATAGCGCTCACGCGCCACTGACCGCCCGTGCCTTGGGGCACTTTGAACGGGATAGGTGTAAACGGTGGGACTGGTGTGCTGGAAGTGGTGGCTACTGCGCCTTCACCGACTTCAATGTAGCAGGACTGATCGGACCAGACCACCACACCCTCAGGACCAGCGGACCATGTGCCGGTATTGCCAGCAGTGCCGGTATATGCAACCGATCTGGCGGGAAAGTTGGTTGCTGATAAAGGATTTAAGAGTTCCAAGATATTCTCCTTGTGCGGGAAATTGTATCGAATCAATACCCAGTTGAGTTTTTAACCAAAACCAAAATGAACATCGACGAGCAAGCGTTGTTGCTAGAGCTGCCAACTGCCGTTGCCTCAATCGTGGTCTTCTCAGGTACAGCCAGCGGATACTCAAACACATAGTTTGCTACGCCGTTGTTGATCGTGGTGATCGCTGCGGTACGGCGAATGTTGTCCGTGCCTCGGGTCAGCAATCTACCTTGAACTGCGTTGGAGCCACCTGCTTGACCAGTCGAAAACAAACCCTGCGAGACATACGCTGTGTACCCGGCGGGTACGGTGTAGCTGCCAGTGGTTGTGACGTTGTAGTCGAACTTGATGATGTCGTACACGGTCGCTGGAACGCCTGCTGTTACGGTCCCAGTGCCAACGTAAATGTCACCAGCTGCGCCGTTATTAGAGCCAGCAGTCAGCACATAGGCGTAGTTCACGCGAAGCAACGCTTTGGTCATCGTCACAGCCGTTTGGCCGTTCATGGTAACCGTTTCGCTGATCTCGTTGTAGTTGGCATCCAGCCCTTCCACAACGATTGTTCGAGCGCCTGTGTCTGCGCTTGCGTCGTTTGCGCTCGATGAGCTGACCGTCATCTGGAGCGCTGTCGCTGGGAATGTGATCAGACTTGGCAGAGGCCACACAGACACTTGAGTGGAGTCAACGTCTGGGTTAAAGCCAAAAACAGTCACGTTTCGGTGACCCTGAACTTGACCACGGGAAACTTGAAGAAAGAACTCCTCAAATTTCCCGTACTGGGTCTGCGAAACGTAAGGCGTTGTCATGCCAAGAACCTCAACTTGTAGAGCGTTGACAGGTACAGACCAACGATTTCGTCAATGATGTTTTGGATTGGGGTGTCCGTTTTTTCACACACCTCGTACCGGCACTTTTCAATTTCAGCCATCGAATCGGTCAAAAATTCAACCACGTTGTTGGTCTTTTTGGCGCTCATCAAACTGATGGGGCCGATCAGACCGTGCCGACCTTGGTAGGCTTCAGCAAACTTGTCTGCCAATTCTACAAGGTCTTTGTAAAAATGACCCAACGCTTTGTGTTTGGAATAAGACCGGGTGTTCAAATGCACCGAGTGGGCGACATCCCGTGCCAGAAACAGCGTTCCTACAAAATCAGCGGCGTTCATTGTTGAATCCCCATTTCAGGCATTTCCCGTGGCTCGGGAGCGCCGGCAACCAGATCGCCAGTGTCCAAAGCTGCTGCAATTGTACCCATCACGATGTCTTGAATCTGCTCGGGGGTCATACTGGCCTGAACAGCGGAAATTCGCTGTGTTTCGGCCTGGTATGCCTTAATTTCAGCCTCGTAATCCTTGCGCTGCAAGTCCTGCATTTCGATGGATTTGCCCACATTTTGGATCATTTGGTACATCTGCTCCATCTCAGCGCCCATCGCTTGAATTTGCATCTCTGCGGCCTGCAATTCTGGCGATTTATCGTCTTCAGCCAAGATTTTTGGGTCGATGGTCTTGGCAAAACGCTTGGACATCTCTTGAGCACCGGGCCAGTCCATGTTTTTGACGAACAAATCACCGGCCACTTGCCACAATTGCGGGTTGCCTTGCAGCAACTGAGCCATTGCTTCCAGCGCTTCTTGGCGTTTGGTCGCATAACCTGGGCCAGTGATAGCCACAACGTCGTATTTGCCGACGCCGGGGTTGTAAATCTTCTCAATCACGATGCCTTCTTCGTTCACGATCTGATTGATTGGCTCGGGCTGGTCAGGATTGATCTTGACCATCTTCGTTTCGCCGTCTTCGCCGATGATTCGGGCGATTCGCTGCGTGTCGTAGATTTTGGGGATCAAATCAACCAGTTGACGGGCCACATGGCGCACGCCACGGGCCAAGTTGTCACCGTAGTGGTACGTGCCCACGTCGCCTTCACGCTGGCGGGCCAGAATAGCCTTGCCAGAACGCTCATTGGAACCCATGCCCAGCGATGCGTTGTACTGGCCGGTGGTTGACTTGATGTCCTCAGATGCGCCCGCCTTGGCTTGCAGAAGGCCGCTGGAGGCCATCGGAGGCTGTGCCCGCTGGGGTAGTGGCAGGATAGCGCCTTGGCCGTCTGTAACGTCTGGATTGACCTCCAGATACGGCCAGTTGTTGGTGTTGGCCGTCTTCCACTTTTCTTCGTAGCCTTCAAACTGACCGCCGTAGCCGATAAACGGCGCTTTGGGCGCCAGCGCCAGCATCTCGGCCTCTTGGCTGACCCAGTAGTTGTACATGCGCTGGGCGTCCTTGGCGTTACGCACAAGACCCGACACGTACAGGCGGCCATCGACCTCAAATTCGTTGCCGACAATACGGATTACCGGAATCCATTTGCCTGCCCACTCACGTTCTTCAAGGATTTCGTAGCCGTTGATCTTGCAGTACTTGACCTTGGGACGGTCCGACTCGCGGCTGCGCAGTGGCTTGCCGTAGATGACTCTCAGTTCCTTGTCCTCGGGCGTGCCTGCAAACGCAGTCATGTTGCCAGGGTACAAGTTGAGCGTGGCTCTGTCGTAGTCGATGTAGTAGTAATCGGCGATGCGGATCGTGTCTTCGTTCAGCCAGTTGCTGATCGACTGGTCACCCACGCCCAGCGACTGAAGTGTCGTGATCGGGGTTGCATCGGGGTACATGCGCTCAAACTCAGCCTTCGTCACGTCTTCGGTGATGAAGCACCACTTGGCGTCTGAGCCGGTGGGGTCTTGAATCAGCGGGTCCATGTAGACCGAAAAGCTGTTGCGGATGCGGCCAATCTTGATGTCTTGGTCGAACGAGTTGTCGTCGCAGTACTCGGTCAGCAGCCGGATGTAACCCTCGCCATAGGCCACTTGGTTTTCGCAGGCGGTGTCGTAAGCCACGTCAGCATCAGAGATGTACTCGATGTGACGGATCATGCCGTTGAAAACTTCGGCCACTTGCACGTCGGCGTTGTCGTCCACGGGGATGACTTTGGCGCCAGGGCGGTTTTGCCGCATGTCGTTGGTCACTTGACGAACGTGCTGCGGCAGCTTGTTGATGGTCAGGCATGGACGCGCGTTGATGGTCTGACCCTGCACTGCACCACGGGTAGCCAGCACGTCGGCGGGCCACTGCCAGTGGTTGTCGGGTGAGCCTGCATAGAACTTCAGGTCGTCTGTTTCATCTTCCCGAGACTCGGAAAGCGCCGAAACCGCCAAGTCAAGGCGGGCGCGGGCGACAGCCAGAACATCTGACGCGCTTTTTTTGGGTTTACCGCCATTCGCTACTGCGGCGGCGGCAACCATGCCAGTTGGGTCAGCCATCAAAGACTCCTAAAACGTGAGGCTCACGCATGACCACGTAGTCCTTGCCATTGTGCGTGAATTCCTGCCCTACGTCAAAGTATATCCTATCGCCTACTTTTATCGTTTTGCAGTCCGGCCCAGTGGCAGTTGCAACGCCGGTACCCAGTTTTTCACCGGGTGGCAGGACGAACAGCGCGTGCTTTTCAACGTCACGCTCAATGATAATGCAGTTTTGCAGTGCTTTCATTTCTTCTTCGCAGGTGGTTTGGCGGCTTCACGCTTGACAGAGTACGCAATGGCCACCGCTTGGGCGGGTTTTTTGCCAGCGGCTATCTCAGCCTTGACGTTTTTGCGGAACGCCTCTTTGGATGTGGATTTGACCAGCGGCATCATTTACCTTTCTTGGCGGGTTTCGCCGTCTTGGCCGACTCTTTGAAAGCCTTGGCCGTGGGTGCGCCAGCAGCGCCGGGTTTGCGCATCTTCTCACCAGAGCCAGCGGCGATGCGCTCGCGTTTGGCGTGGATGTTGGCGTAGAGTCCAGGTTTCGTAGCCATGATTAGCACTTCCATCGTTTGAGCGCCGCTTTGGCGCGTTCACCGTCTTTGGCGTTAGCCGCAACGGCACCCATTCTTGCGCAAAATGAGTCTTTGCGCCCTTGATCTGCTTTGGTCTTGGGGTTCGGGGCAGGCGCCTTGAGGTTTGAGCCAGTTTCCCGGTTGTACTTCTCACGGCCCTTGGCCGTCAACCCAGCGCCCTTGGACACGGGCAGCTTCTCGCCGCGACCGACAGACAGTGAAACGCTTTTCTTTGTGGCCATGTCAAGCACCCATCCATCCAGTTGACGCCATGCCGCGCTCGGAGGTGATGCGCCGCTCGGGTCGATTGTACTCACCACGGTTTGCGACCGGGTACGAGAATGTCAGCGCGATGGCGTCGGCAGCGTCAGGTGACGCTAGGCCACGGGCCTTCATGTCTTTCTTTGACTCCAAGAAGATCGAGCCTTTGGAGTCTGGCTTCATCATAGGTGAGATTAGGTCGGTTTTCAAGAACCTGTCGTTTGGGATGCTGGCTGATTTCAACCAGTCGCGCATGTCGCCCCATATCTGCGC